GATTTAAATTAATTGAAGAAATAGAAGTGGCTACGGAACAACCAGATAATACAGCTATTCAATTAGGAAGAAAACATTTTAATACAAAAAAAGGGAAAAAATATATTTATGAAAATCATCTTGCAGCTGCGGATGACTTAGAAACTATTAATATGATTAAAGCTCAAACAGAGTCTAGAAATAGCATGAGAGGAAAGCTACAAGTAATTGAACTTAGTCCTGATAGTCCTAAAAATTATGAAATGGTTCCAACTTTAGTTGCTCCCAATGAAGTATTAAAGAAGTTTTTATTGCCTTTTAAAGCTTATATGTATGAGGGTGGTTTTGTAGATAAAACCAACATATTCAAACCAATATTGTAGATTTATTAATCATAATAGTTTACACTATTTCCATATACGTATATAGGAGGAAATCATGTCTAAGAAAAAACTAGGAAAAGCAATTGCAGCAGGTCTTGCAGCTTATGGCGCAAGTAAAATGCTCGGTGCTTCTAATAAAGCTAAACTAGCAGCAGCACAAACTGATACAGCAGATTTTGGATCTCAAATGGAGAACGACACTGTGTTAGCTCAAGGTACAAGAAAAAACTATGAAGCTGGAATTGCAACACAGAAAGCAAAAGAAGCTAATAGTCTTTTAGGTAGAACTAAGAAGTTTTTAAAAGAAGAAGTTTTTACAACGAATCCAAAAACAAAACTTAGAGACGTTTTACCAAGTTTTAAAGGTTCATCTTCAAGTGAAATGTATGGTCTAGAACCAGTAGGAGGAGCCAAAAAAGGTGGAATGATGAAAGCGGCTAAAGGAACTTACGTCACAGCTAAATGTAAGATGGGCAGAAATAAAAAAACTAGAATTGTATAATGGCAATTGAAAAAGATAATCCGATCAACGATGAAGTTGATGTGGAGGAAGAAGTAACTGTTAACTTTGATGAAGAAGGTGCAGACGAAGCACCTGAACAGGATTTTTATGGCAATCTTGCAGAAGAGATTGATGAAAGAGCCCTGCAACAGTTATCTTCTGACTTAATCAACGAATATCAAAAAGACAGAGAATCTAGAAAAGATTGGGAAGATGGCTACGTTAAAGGTTTAGATCTTTTAGGATTTAAATACGTAGAACAAAACAGACCTTTCAGAGGAGCAGCAGGTGTTACTCACCCAATGCTTGCAGAAGCTGTAACACAATTTCAAGCACAAGCTTACAAAGAATTATTACCCAGTGATGGTCCTGTACGAACTCAAATCATGGGTGCAAAAAATCAAGCCGTAGAATTACAAGCACAACGAGTTAAAGATTTTATGAATTTTATGATCATGGATCGTATGGAAGAATATACTCCAGAGTTTGATCAAATGTTATTTTATTTACCACTTGCAGGATCTACATTTAAAAAAGTTTATTATGATGCAATGTTAGAAAGAGCAGTTTCTAAATTTGTTCCTGCGGAAGATTTAGTGGTTCCTTACTATGCAACGGATTTAAAAGAAGCATCAAGAATTACTCACGTATTAAAACAATCAGAAAATGATTTATTAAAAAAGATGGCCTCAGGATTCTACAGAGAAGTAGATTTAATGAAGCCAGCAGAAAAAGATAATAAGATTCAAGACAAATATAACGAGATTGATGGAGTTAAAAAAGTAGAATCTACCGACATGCTTTATAATGTTTTAGAAATGCATGTTGATTTAGATTTATCGGACTACATAGCAGAGAACGAAGAAGATAGTTTAGGAATTAAAATACCATACATTGTAACTATTGAAGAATCTTCCAGAGAAGTTTTAGCTATTAGAAGAAATTACAAAGAAGGTGATCCTAAATTTGTTAAACAAGATTATTTTGTACACTTTAAATTTTTACCAGGATTAGGTTTTTATGGATTTGGTTTAATTCACATGATCGGTGGCCTGTCACGAACAGCAACGGCTGCGTTAAGACAGCTACTCGATGCAGGTACATTATCCAATTTACCTGCTGGATTTAAGTCTAGAGGGATGAGAGTTAGAGATGATGATCAACCCATTCAACCTGGAGAGTTTAGAGACGTCGATGCACCTGGTGGAAACATCAGAGATCAGTTTCAATTGCTTCCATTTAAGGAACCAAGTGCAACTTTATTTAATCTTTTAGGATTTTGTGTTTCTGCAGGACAAAGATTTGCAGCAATTGCTGATCAACAAGTCGGTGAAGGCAATCAAATGGCAGCTGTAGGCACTACGGTTGCTCTTTTAGAGCGTGGAAGTCGTGTGATGAGTGCAATTCACAAGCGTTGTTACTATGCAATGCGTCAAGAATTTAAACTTTTAGCAAAAGTTATTGCTGATTACCTGCCACCTGAGTATCCATACGCAGTTTATGGCGCAGATCAGATGATAAAACAGATGGATTTTGACGATCGAGTCGATGTTTTACCTGTTGCAGACCCAAATATCTTCTCAATGGCACAAAGAGTGACTCTTGCACAGACACAATTGCAAATTGCACAGTCAAATCCTCAAATTCACAACATACATGAGGCTTATCGACGTGTTTATGAGTCATTAGGGACTAAACAAATACCAGATTTACTAAAACCAGAGCCAGTTCCGACTCCAAAAGACCCTGCAATTGAAAATGCAGAGGCTTTACAGATGCAAATTCCTCAAGCTTACCCAGATCAAGACCATGATGCGCATATTGCAGCGCATTCTGCGTTTATTAGAACAAGAATGGTACAAATTAACCCTCCAGTGTATGCTTTGTTACAAGGACATATCTCTCAACACGTGTCTTTTAAAGCACAAATGGAAGTTCAGCAGATGATGCAACAAAACCCTGAAATGCAGCAGATGATGCAACAAAATCCTCAAGCAGTTCAACAATTATTTAATTCAGAAGTAGCTAAAAGAGTTGCACAAATCACTTCTGAGCTTGCGCAAGCTGAAATGATGGGTGATCAACAACAAAAACAAGATCCTTTGATTATGTTAAAGCAAAGAGAGCTTGATTTAAGAGCTATGGATATGCAAAGAAAAGCTCAAGAGGCTGCAGAGAAGATGGAGTTGAATTCTGATCAATTTGATGAGAAACTAGACTTTGAGAGATTAAAATTAGAAACTCAAGACGATCAATCGGATGAAAGATTGAAAGTTGCGAGAGAAAAAATGGAGAAACAAAATGTCGGGAAAAAAACTGGGCCTAGAGGGTAAGTATAAAAATTTTTACAAATCAATTGGAACTCTTCCAGCAGCGTCTGGAAATAAAAATACACTTTCAATCAATCCTATGCAAGATGATTTTAATAAAAGCATGGGTATGGGAACTACAGGTGCTTTTTTAACGAGAAGAGCTATATTAGGAGCAGGATCAAAAAACGCTTCCTCTCTTTTAGAAAAAGCAGGAAAATCTTCTGTAAAAGAAACATTTAAAAAAGCTAATATTATGGGTGCCACAGGTTATGCTGGATATGAAATAGGAAAAAATGATGGTTTAAATAAATTAGCAAAAACAACAAAAGAATTTATTGAAAAATCAAAAACCATGGGAAAAAAATATGGCGGTAAAGTTATGAAAAAAATGTTAATCGGTGGTCAAGCTAAAATTGATGCTAACAAAGATGGAAAAATTACTGGAGAAGATTTTAAAATGTTACAAGCAAAGAAAAAAGGAATGAAAGTAAAAAAAGCCAACCTTGGATTACTAATGGCTAATAAAAAAATTGCTGGAGCAGGGTTACTTGGTCTAGGTATGTTAGCTAAGAAAAAAGGAATGTTTAGTAAAGGTGGAGAAAGTAAAATTAAAAAAGTAATGGGTGAGTATAAAAAAGGCGAACTCAATATTGGTAAGTCTAAGAAAAAAGTTAAAAATAGAAAACAAGCAATTGCTATTGCGCTTTCTGAAGCGAGAAAGAAGCAAAAAAGTGGCAAACGAAAAGCATAAAATTTCTGGCAAAAGATCAGGGCCTCCTCCCCTAAGAGGCCCTAACCCTCAAGGAATAGATCCAACTCAAAAAGCATTTATAGATAAATCTTATACAGAAAAAGAAGTTCTTACACTGCATGATTTTAAAACAAATCGACAGCTTTCAGGAGAAAAAGATATTCAAATTTACAGAACACCTGAAATTATGTTAAAGAATAAAAGTAAAAAAACTATACGAACACAAGATTTAAATAAAGGTGGATGTCCTTATAGAGACAGTTCATTAAAAAATATGTATCCTGGTAATAATGGAATTCAAATTAAAGGATTTAAATTTACAGGAGTTAAATAATGTTTCCGTGGGGTTTATTAGGACAAGGACTTAAAGCAGGTCTAGATATTTACAAAAATAAGAAAAAATCAGAAGTAGCTATGTCTGAAGCTGCATTATTACATGCAGAAAAGATGAAGCGTGGAGAAATTGAATACACGGGTAAAGTTTTTGAAAATCAGAAAAACGATTGGAAGGACGAATTCGTACTTTTGACAATTTCATCACCTCTGTTTTTATTAGCGTATTCTGTATTTGCAGAAGACGAAAAGATGCAACAAAAAATCGATCTTTATTTTCAAAAATTACAAGAAATGCCTTGGTGGATTGTTGGCCTTTGGGTTTCAGTTGTGGCTGCCATATATGGACTTAAAGCAACTGACGTAATAAACATGAATAAACAAAAATGAGACTTTTCTGGACAATAGCTGATAAATTTGCTACGTGGTTATCTAACAAATGTTGGCAAAAATTATATAGACGTAGGAAATATTGTACATGCAAGAAGAAATCGTAGAAGGTTATTCTACCGTAAAAAAAGTAGCTAATAAAAGAATTGAAACGCTCAAAGACACTCTAGTGTACTCCGTTGACAATGTGGAGCAACTTCACTATATTAGAGGACAAATCAAATCCCTAGAGGATTTGCTTCAGGATCTTAAAGACCTGCAGCTTAAACAGGAGCGATTAAATGACGGAGAACTTAGAGGCTTCGAAAGAAGTACCTAATAAAACAGAAGCGTTACTAGACGCTTACAAAGAAAGAGAAAAAGTCCAAACTTTTCTAGATGCAAAATCTGTATCAGAAAACAAATCACTTTTAGATAGACTTCCAGATCCAACAGGATGGAGACTTTTGGTATTGCCTTACGCAGGACCAAAGAAAACTAAAGGTGGGATTATTCTTACCGATACAACCAGCGAAACAATACAGATGACAACCGTATGTGCATATGTATTAAAAGTTGGGGATCTTGCCTACAAAGACAAAGAAAAATTTCCAGATGGACCATGGTGTCAAAAAGGAGATTGGGTAATCTTTGGAAGATATGCAGGTTCAAGATTTAAAATAGATGGTGGAGAAGTTCGTATTCTTAACGATGATGAAATCATTGCTAAGATAGAAAACCCAGAGGATATTCATCACCAGTATTAAACACATACGCAAAAAACAGGAGCTATAAATGTTAGAAGAAAACAAATCACCAGAAGTGGAATTAGACACAGATGGTATTCAAGAACAATCTGTTGAGGTAGAAAACACAACAGAAGAATCAAAAGAACCTCAATTACCAAGAGAGGAAGTAGATTTAGGTTATACTGAATCTAAACCTCAAGGCATTGAAAAAATTTCCGTTGAGGAAACAGAAGACAAGAAAGAAGAAGTTAAGGATGACTTAGGTTCTATTTCTGAATCTGTACAAAAAAGAATCAATAAATTAACTTTTAAAGTTAGAGAACATGAAAGAAGAGAAAAAGCAGCTTTAGATTATGCTAAGTCTCTTAAAAAACAACTTGAAGATACAAGTTCTAGGTTTTCTAAAACAAGTAAAAGTTATGTTGAGCAATACTCGGCTAGAGTTGCTGCAGAACAAGAGAAAGCAAAGGTTGCTTTAAGAGATGCCATTGCAGAACAAGATGCAGATAAAATAGCTGATGCAAATTCTTTAATCGCTAAGTTAGCAGTAGAGGCTGAAAAAGCTAAAATGACTGCTGAACAAGAAGATGAAAAAGAAAATACTCGACAAAAACAAGTTTCTCAGGAACCTACTCAAGCACCTCAGAATCCAACCTATCCAGAACCATCTGTCAGAGCGAAATCTTGGGCAGAGAAAAACGAATGGTTTGGAGCGGATAAAATAATGACAAGTGCTGCATTCCAAGTACATCAAGACCTCGTGGACCAAGGGTTTGACGCGGAAAGCGATGAGTACTATAATGAGATAGACAAAGTTATGAGAGAAAATTTTCCTCATAAATTTGGCAAGAAACAGGAGCTACAGAAACCCGTCCAAACTGTCGCATCTGCACAAAGAAACCAAAGCGGACGCCGATCAGTGAAACTCACTCGTTCACAAATAGCTATCGCTAAAAAATTAGGAGTGCCACTAGAGGAATACGCAAAATACGTGAAGGAGAATGCATAAAATGGATAATATAAAAAGAACCTCACGCGAGTCAGAGAGTAGAAAATTAAATATGAAAAAAACTACTTGGACTCCACCGTCCAGTTTGGATGCCCCACCTGCGCCACAAGGATACGCGCATAGATGGATTAGAACATCTGTAACAGGTTTTGAGGATACGGCAAACGTAACAAAGAAACTTAGAGAAGGATGGGATTTCGTCAGAGCTGATGAAATCATGTCTAACCCCGATCTAGCGAAGTACCCTGTAATTAAATCAGGTGAATACGAAGGATGCATCGGAATTGGAGGCCTTGTGCTGGCAAGGATACCCGAAGAGATATTGAAGTCACGCGCTGAGTATTTTAGAAAACTTACTCAAGATCAAATAACCGCGGTTGATAACGATCTAATGAAGGAGCAGCGACCAGAGATGCCAATCAATATTGAGAGGCAATCTCGTGTGACCTTTGGCGGTAATTCGAAAAAATAATTTTTTGACGATAACTACCCAAGGCGGCTAAAATAAAAACTAAATAGGAGAAAAACAATATGGCAAATGTCGTAGAAAAGTTTGGTCTAAGACCATACAGAAAACTAGACGGTACACCATTAGTTGGAGCTCAAAACAGATACACAATTGCTAGTTCATATGCTACTGCGATCTTCCAAGGAGACTTGGTTATTCCAGTAACAGGCGGAAATGTCGAAAGATATCCTGGTAATACAAGTGATGCTGTAGTGGGCGTGTTCAACGGTTGTTTCTATACAGATCCTACTACTCAAAAGCCGACCTATAAAAACTACTACCCAGGTTCAGTTGCAGCGAGCGATATTACAGCGTTCGTAGTTGATGATCCTGACGCAGTATTTTTAGTGGACGCTGATGCGACTTTCGCAAGAGCAGATCTGTTTCAGAACTACTCGTTGACAACAGTTAGTGGAAACACAAAAACAGGAATATCTTTACAGCAATTAGATGTAAGTGTTTCTGGAACTGATACTACTTATGTAGTACAAGCGATTGATATTTCGCAAGATCCAGATAACTCAGACGTATCTTCTGCTAACGCAAATATTCTTGTTAGAATCAACAATCACTTCTATAGAAGTGGTGCAGGCATATAATAGGAGAATAAATTATGGCTATTTCACGATCACAGCTAGTTAAAGAACTAGAGCCAGGATTGAATGCACTATTCGGCCTGGAATATAACAGATACGAAAATCAGCATGCGGAAATTTTCCCAGCTGAAACATCTGACAGAGCTTTTGAAGAAGAAGTAATGTTAGCTGGTTTCGGTTCTGCACCAACTAAACAAGAAGGTGCGGGCGTTGTGTTCGATCAAGCAACTGAAACTTTCACTGCTAGATACACACACGAAACTATCGCTTTAGCATTCTCAATTACTGAAGAAGCTATCGAAGATAATCTGTATGACAGACTTGCAGCTAGATATACTAGAGCATTAGCAAGATCTATGTCTAACACAAAACAAGTCAAAGCTGCGGCTGTATTAAACAACGCGCAAGTTACTACTGCAATCGGTGGTGACGGTGTGTCTTTAATCAACAGTGCGCATCCATTAGCAACAGGCGGTACGTTCTCAAACGTATTAGCAACTGCTGCTGACTTGAACGAAACATCACTAGAGCAGTCGTTAATCGATATTGCTGGTTTTGTTGACGAAAGAGGATTAAAAATCGCTCTTCAAGGTAAAAAAATGATAATTCCAAAAGAATTACAATTTACTGCAGAGAGATTGATGAAATCACCTCAAAGA